GATTTCTGCATGATTGATACCAGCACAAAATATTAGCCACTGTTTTCTGTTTGCGCCTTTAATTAAAACCTCTTGTATGGCTTTATTGGTTCTGCCGCTATCGTTCATCTTGGCTTGCAAATCTGTTTGAATAAATTCTCCACCTCTCAAACCTATATCTTCTAACTCGTATTCAGTATCCATACACTTAGTTACCAGGGGTGATAAATAACCGTCATCAATTAAACGAATAAAGTTATCACCGCTACCAAAGTCTATTGCGACATCATCAAAGATAGATCCCTCACCTTCAGTCAACATACCAGAGTTAAGTCTGTATGGAGTAGCGGTAAAGCCAACCACACGTAAATTTGGGTTGCGTTCTTTAAGGGCGACAACGAGGGAGCGGTACATTCCCTCGCCGTCCTTTGGAACAAGATGCGCTTCATCAATAGCGAGAAGATCGAATAAGGGCAGTTGATCTACCTTGTTCCAAACTGATTGAAGCTGAGCATAGATAATATCGTTATCTGTATCTCTGCTTCCTAAACTGTTGCCATATAAACCTATATCTCCATAAGGCCAAGCGTCTTGTAGTTTTTCATAATTTTGAAAAAGTATTTCTTTAACGTGCGAAACAATTAAAGTTTTTTGTTTCTTTTGTTCATTCATATGCAGCACAAAGTCTGCAATTACATGAGACTTACCAGAGCCTGTTGGCATGACAACCAAAGGATTGCCATCCTCTATAGCAATATAGTTTTCTAAAGCATCCAGAGCTTCTTGTTGGTAGTCTCTTAACGGCATTTATTTCTTTTTCTTTTTAGGAAAAACTTTCTTTACAACTTTAGATAACTTGCCAGATTTCATAATTCGATCAAGCCTGTTGATTGTTTTAGATTTTTTATTTTTCATCTTTATTTGCAAAATCAGTTTTAGTTTCTTTGCCACTTGCATATTTTAATTTTCTAAAATGTTCTCCAGCGCCTTTCTGATATTCATACCAAACTATTTTTTTATCGTCTTCTTCGGCTTGAAGTTTCTTTCTTTGCTTCTCTACACTTTTTTTATACTGAGTCATTTTCTCTTGATCCCCCTGGTAATTGTTCAACGTCAAACCAACCGCATGGATAATTTACACCTCTCATTTTCCTTGACCTCTATATTTTTTACGTGTTTTGCGTTTGTTAGTTCCAGCGCCTCGGCTAAGCCTTGAGTCGCCAATAGATGTTTTCTTTTTAACGCTTTGTATTTTTTCTTTAATCCAAGTTTTTGCCATTGTTTTTTTCCTCTAGTTGTTTATAAAATTCTGCAACTGCCATTATCTCCTGCCAAGTGCCGTCGTTTTTTATACAGTTGGCCCGATGAGAAACAATAAGAATGTTCCCCATAACATAACCTTTATTGTTATCTATTCGTTCTAAGGTTGGAGAGTTGTATCTATTTTCATATCCATGCACAAGCTCAATACCAAGAACTGGACACTTAAAATCTTCTGGCCATACATCCCAAATGTCTTGGGCTTTAAGGGTGCAAGGTGGCCAACCTCTGTCTAAAGTTCTGCGCCTTGCTCCAGACAACTTCTTATGTGCCCAATAAGACGGTTTGTTTCTTTTGTTTTCGTTGTAACAAGATTTACACTCCCACCGAAAAGGCGGAGCTTTCTTTAGTTTTCTATTGGGAAAGTTTGCTGAGTTCAATTCTTTTGTTTCCTTGCATATAGGACATTTTCTCATTTTGGGTCAATAGCTTTTAAATATAGCTCTTGCCAAAATTTAACTTGATGTCTTAAGTCGTTGTTTTCTTCTGCTAGTTTTTCTAAATCTATTTGATTGTTATCGCCTGGAATACAAATGCTAAAAAATATTTTGTTTCTATCAACCTCTTGTTCAAACTTATCTCTTAATAAATCTGGTAAACCTTCAGCGTTTGGGTCTACACCATCAACATAAAATGTAGCCCCCACTAAAACTTCTCTTTCTTTCTTTAGCTCTTTCATAAATGTTTATTCATCAACCAAATAAAATAAAGCAAGCCACCTACAAAGTAAGTGGCTATCACCCCTAAGATCCAAAGAAAAAACTCAAGCATCGTTTGTAAATAAGTTTTCTTCAGTATTTCTCCAAATATCAATAAATTCTGGAGCCGCGCCTGAGTGCTCTACATATATAGTTATATCCCCTACCTTTATATACGCAGAAACTTCAGACCTTTGATCTATCTCAATACTCATTTGGATGCCTCCTTATAAGCATGCTCAAATAAAGCTGGGTGATGTTGACGAATGTATTCAACAAACTTGCTCAACCTTTCAGTTGATTGCATGTCATCTTCTACATCCGCAGTATGCTTGGGAGCTGGCAATCCTGGCTGTAAAGCTTTCATCCCCTCCCTTATAAAATCTATTTCTGTCATTGGCATAATCTTCTCCTCGATTAATTGTTTTATTAATATTATAAAATTTCAGTTGCTTTGTAAACACTTTTCGATATACTAAAGGTATATTTATTTTGGAGAACATAAATGACGATAGATAAAAAGATGTCAGATTACGTGGACCACACCAGAGATTACTTACAACAATTGGTATGCCAGATCATTAAAGTTTATTTGCAATCCGCTGGCCTTGAGATTTCTAACCCAGACGCAACCTTGCAACAGATAGAAGCTGACAAGGATCGCTTGATCGATATGGTTAATAACTTGGCCGAGGTCGAAAAGAGAAAAATTAAAACGCACTAACATGGTTGAGTATCAAGGTAAAAAAGTCACAGTCAGAACCAAAGTCAAACATGAATTGTCTGACGTGGTTATTGCTTGGGTCAATCAAGTTGTCAAGAATCCAGAGGATGTCATTGTTGATTGGAATCAAATGACAGCAAAGGAACAAGAAGAGTTTGAAAGACAAGCTTTCTTGTTAGAGGGTAAACTCCACAAAGTTATCGGCGTGGCGTTTGCAGAAATCATTAGTAGTAGCAACTACACTAAAAAGATATAGGAGAAGGTATGAGTAGAATTGGAGATTTCTTAATAGGGATGCAAGAGGACGCTGAATGTGTTTCAGCTTCTTGCGATTCTTTTGAAAAGTTTGTAAAGGAGATGCGAAAGCTGAATATTTTATACACGCCAAGTTTATTAGAGGACTATTGGGAAGGGTATGTAAGCTCTCAAGAAGAAGGACTTTACTAATCGCGAACAGGCAATCATTCGGCTTGTATAAACAATAGAAGTGCAGTTGCGACGAGGTTTATTCATCCTCGTCTCCAGGGACTTTGAGGTGTAGTCTTGCAACGATACACACCTCACCTTTTATTGGAGATAATATGTTAAAAGCAGACGGATTCGACGAAGCCATTATCGGTATGGCTGACGATATCGCAACCAGCGGCCAAAGATTAATCTACGACGCCAACAAGTGCATTGATATTCTTATTAAAGATCACGACATGAGCGAGCTAGAAGCCATAGAATATTTTGAATTTAACGTCTCTGGCGCTTACGTTGGAGAAAACACACCCATTTGGTTATACCCATACGAAGATTTATAAGCTAAACTATTTGCATGAAGATAGTAAAAATGGATAAAGGCCCACCCACCATCGAAGAAGGTCGACGCAGACTCGATACACTCTTTGAAGATTTTATTTCTAGAGGAGCTGACGCAGAGTTTACCGCTTTGTTGATCTTTACTTACGGCGTAACCGAAACTCTTAATTACGCGCAATCGGTCGAAGAAGGCGTTAGAAAAATAGACGACATACTCAACGCAGAGTTTGGCCTAGAAAAAGAAATAGTTTTTACCCCAGATTTTCTTTCAGACGATCCCGAATAGTTTTGTCACGTTTTTCTGACAAAAGTACCCCCTTTTGGGTCGAATCACGCGCTATTTGGCTTAGTTTTGTCAGAGTGTCAGAAATCTCTGACAGCTGGAAAGGTGATAGTAGAAGGGTTTAGGCGTTTTGTCATATTGTCAGGATACCCTTAAAATAACCCTACAAATGCACCTAAAAATGAAAAAGAAAAGGGTAGGTAATATAAAGTATGACAAAAGTATATATATAGACATATATATTACTCTGTATACCCTTACTCTATCACGTTTAGAGTTTTGTCAGAGTTTTGTCAAGAGCTCTGACAAAAGTAGGAGAAGATATGTATAAATTAGTTAAGAAATGTCGGGAAGTTTTACCTCCAGAAGTTATAGATTTGCTAGAAAGACCAGATGTAGTAGAATTAGTTAGGTATTTTAACGGAACGCTAATTAGCTATAAGGTGAGAGATGAGCAAGGACGAATCGAGGATCAGACAGAAAGTGAAGGTTGAGCCTACACTTGCAGATGCAGAAGATATGCCTGTTGAGTATATGAATCATAACGAGAAGAATCTAACCAAGCGTCAGCGCTTGTTAGTCTGGAATGCAGTCAACGATCCTACTTTAACTTTTGCGGAAGCTGCAAAGAAGGCAGGCTTTAAGAATCCAAAGGTTGTTAGTAGATACATGGGGCCAAATGGAAAGTATCAGCATGTGTATAGAGAATACGAAAGATTGATGGCGGAAGCGAAAAAGAAGTTTGAGCTTACGCATGAGGGCGCAGTTGAGGATTTGTATAAGCTTAGAGATGATGCCTGGAGTGCAGGTAATTTTACAGCGGCGATTAACGCGCAGAATTTACTTTTGAAAGTCGGGGGCCTTATTGTCGATCGTCGGGAAGTATTGCATGGGAAGGTAGATCAAATGAGTCGGGGAGAAGTTGAAAGACGTCTCGCCGATTTACTCGGTAAGCAAGCCATAGAACATAAGTCGGGAATCGAGATTGAGGATCTGTCGGGGAGGGAAGAAATAGAAGTCGGGGAAATTGTTGAAGAAACTATTGTTAAGAAAACGAGCAAGGCCAGACCTATACCAGAGGAAGCAAAAGACGAGGACGAGGATTAGTCCTCATCTTCGTTGTACTTAAAAGCTTGATCTCGTTCTTGCTCGGTAGTAAACCATTCAACATCTTGAATATCTGCAAAATCATCTGAGTAATAATAAATACCATAAGGCATACCCTCGTTATCTTTCCATACGGATTTAGGATAGCCATTCTTTCTGTAATAGATATCTAACTCTTCGTCTTGCCAATTTGCTTTTAACATATTAATCATCTTCGTTCTCCTTTAAATTAACAATATCTTTTTCTAATAGTTCTACTCTTTCTCCATTACTATTGATTTTGTAAAAAGTATATTCTTCATACTCTTTGCTTAAAGATAATTCTTCATCAATAGTTCCTTCTGATTTT